AAATCAAAAGATTGATCTAAATCATTATTGGTTGGTAATTTTGAATGATATTCATTTCCAATAAAATATGGAAATTCTGGATTATTTAAACTATCCAGTGTTGCATGATACACATAAGTTCCCTCTGGAAATTCTGCAGTTTTCTCAAATCTTCCATTATATTCATCAAGATCTCCAGAATTTTTGAAAACATAATCTTCAACAAAAAATCCGTTTGCAAATCCTAAAGGTCTATCAATAACATTGGAAACATCAAGGTCATATCCAGATTCTAAAGACTTTATAGGAGATTGTAAATTTTCAGCATCAGAATGCCCATATGGTCCGTAAATAGGATTTCCATCGAAAGACCACCCAATAATTCCAGAAATTGAACCATCTTCACCAAAAGAAGTTCTAAGATTCTCAAAATACTTTGAAATCTTAAATTGTGTTTTATTCTTTCCTTCTAATAAAACTTCTCCAGAAGTAAATCTAGTTTCATTATCATTTAAAGTTAATTTTCTTACCCTAGCATCCAATATTGCATTGTTTCCTGCAGGAATAATTTTAATTGTTGTATTTTGAGAGTATCCAATACCCTTATTAATAACCTTAACTTCTATTATTTGACCATTGGATACAACAGATCTTAGTTCTGCTCCCAATCCAGATCCTGTAGGATCAGTTATAACTAAATCTGGAACCGAATAATATTCGGAACCAACATAGTTTACAATTACACTTTCTATTTGTCCATTAATAATAACTGGATTTACTTCTGCCAACTTTCCAGTTTTTATTGAAATTGTTGGTTTTTTCTCAAAATTTAAAATAGTTGAACCATAACCAGTTCCTGCTTCATACAAATATGCATCTACAATATTTCCTCTTATAGAAGGTGTAGTGACAATTCTCTCATTTACTTGAGAAGTTGTGCCAAAACCAACTACAGGAATGTAATCAATAGAAACAGATATATCAGGATAACTAAAATATTGATATCCAGATCCAGTACTTAAAAATTTTACATAATTTTTCCTTTCAAAATTTGAAGTGTTTGTTCCACCAATTCCAGCATCGCATAATCTAAAGTTGTCATCATCAATCTTTAATACATAATATTGATTTGATGTCGAAAGTCCAGATATTACTGATGAAGACTCGTACTTTACAAGTTCTTCTGTATTAAATCCATGATTTTTGAAATTAATCAAATTATTAATCGTAGATATTCCCGATACACTAACGGGCAATTTTCTATACTGATAACCAGATCCTTGATCTAAAACTTTAATATAAGAAATTTTATTTTTGGATTTTGCAGTGGAGAATTTATGATTTCCATTAGATCCTGAATAAAATCCTACAGGATTTGACTGTGTAATCTGGTCATCAATAGAATTATATAATTTTATTGTTTTATTATTATCAACTTGGACAAAATATGATGCATTGTTTTCTAAATTATTACTTCCAAATGCACCAATTGAAATGCTATCTTTTCCTAAAGAATTATAAATGACTTCTTCGCCATTAATAAAGTTATGATCAGTTAAAAATGTAATTTGATTTGTAGATGTACTAACTCCACCACCGTTAGTAAATTCTCTAGAATCAAAAAATACATCTCTAATTCTTTTTGCTAATACAGGTTCAATTACTGCTCCAGAACCATTTCCACCTTCAATATTGATTGATACGATTTTATTAATATCATAATCTTGTTCATCTACATAAACTTTTTCAATTCTTCCAGAAATAACAGGTTCGATTTTTGCAAGTGTTCCCTGACTAGAAGAAACTTCTAAAACTGGTGGGTTAATAACATCATATCCAGATCCTTGATTTAATACATCAATGGATGATAATGGTCCATAGTAAATGTTATCTAATGATTTGTAATTATTAATTTCTACACCATTTATCAACATTCCAGTTGATCCTGGAATTGTTTTTTCACCAGTCCCTCTTTCAATATTTTTTTGTAGAGGAAATTTTCTTAAAAGTTTTTGGGACGATATTTCTGAACTTCTCTGTGAATATAATACAAATGTATAAGACCCAAATCCAGAAGTTGGAATAAAGAAAGTTAGATAATTTGATGTTCCAAAAAATGATGGAGATGCAAACAATTTAAATGTTTTTGGATCTGATTGAACTTCGACATAATAACTTTCCCCATCGTCTAAACCAATTAGAGAATCTCCGGAAGAATTATAAACAACTCTATCTCCAGTCACAAAAGGCACATTTACATCATTTAAAAATAATGAATATGATCCTTCAGAAAGACCTCCAATGTTTGCGATACTTGAAATTGTTACTTTTTTAGTTGAAGAATCAATATCAAGCCTATGATTACTTATAGAAATACCATCTATCTTTTCAGAAGGTAATGAATTAGTGGCAACATAAGCATATTCAGATTCATCTGTATATAAATTTAAAACATCTGAAAGAATAACACTGTTCCCAAATTCTATATTTTCTGAAGAAGCTGATGACTTATTCAGAATTCGTCTTATATCATAGTTTTTGTTTGAATCTAAGGAAGGAATTCCTTCTAAATCAATAGTATTACTAATGCTATCAACATTAGTAATATATGTAAAAGTAGAAGATTCGACTGTGTTATCAGTAGATCTATCAATAAACTCTACTAAGTCACCAACTTTTAAACTTGATTTATCAATTTTTGAAAATAATATAAATGGGTTAGTAATGCCGGAAACTTGATATCTTGTACTTGTATTGTATATCCAAGAATTTGAAAATATTTCTTTATAATTTTTACCATTATTTCTTACATTATCACCAATATTTTTGACATAAACTATATCTCCTTCATCTACAGAAACAACTTCACTTTTTTGTACTATGTTGTTTATAACTCCAAATATTATTAACTCTACTTTTTTTGTAATATCTCCATTTTCATATGAAAAGTAGGTATCATTAGATCTAACATTATCTCCTTTATTGATAGCACTATCAATCCCACTACATCCAAAAAATTGATTTACACTTTTACTAGTATATGAAATTGAATTTGTACCAGATATAAAAGAACCCGAATCAGAAAAACCAATTGTTGAATCGACAGAAACTACAGATGATCCAATAGAAACTGTTTCTAAAGATTTTGTATTTGGTGTAATAATAAAATTCCCAAATACTGTAGATAGTTCATCATATCCAATGAACAATTCAATTTTGTAAAATTGTTTTCCCTTTACAGTGAATGGTTCAACATAAGAAATAGATGCATTTGTATTTGAATCCGATGTTTTGATTAATGTTTGTCCGATAATTTCTATAGGATTACCAGAGATTGCCTCTGCAATTACAATTTCTCTTCGAATATAATTTGCTGCTGATGATTTTATTAGGAAATTTTCTAAATTAATTATGTCTGGATTCTCTCCAAAAATAACTTTAAATAATATTTTTATAGATTCATCAGTTCCTTTTGATTCATAAAAATTCTTTGCATTTTTTATGAAATTTCCTACATTAAGTTCTTCTACAAAAGTGACTTCTTCTAGTCCGGGAGTAAACGTATACTTTAATTTCTTATAAAATTCTTTTAAGAAGAGGGAACTTAAATTTTGAATAGATGAATTGGCACTATGAGATTGTGAATCTGTTGACGAAAATACTAATTCATTAGTCAAACTATCATGATAGTTTGTTATTCCACTAAATCCACGAATACAACCAGTAAAACTAGTTGCAGTTATTCCTGTATAAGTTATAATTTCATCATCAATTTTAAGTAATCCATACTGATTTGGAAATCCTTTAGTACTTGAAACTTGAATCGTAGTTTCACTAGAAGTTATATCATTCGATAATATAGTAGAATCGACTATAACTTCTGGGGTTAGATTATCTAACTTTAAATACTGATCTAAGTTATCACTGATATCTACAGGTCCACCTTGATATTCTTGTGAGATGTAATATTGTTTTAAAAATTCAGACGCATTTGGACTCTCTTCCAATATAAAACTTGGAAGTTGATTTTCTACAATTTGCTGAATCTTTACTCTGTTATCAAAACCTATCTGTATCATATTACTTTCTTATTAAATTTCCGTTTGAATAACTTGAAGTATAAAAATCGTTAATAAATCTTGTTCCAGATATTTCATCACCAGAAGCAATCACATCCCTTAACATATTTATGGTACTATTGTTGATATCCAAAGTCAAATAAAGGTCTCTTAATCCGACTATATCATTTGATTCTGGGAATGCTTGAATCTCAATGACCCCACTACTTAAAGATGTTTCTGTAATGTTTATTGTATTTAAAATAATTTCTCCCTTTTCATAATTAACAGTGCCTACATTTTTGGCAGCAGTCACAACGTTACCATTATCATCAATTTTAAATAATGAAAGAACACCAGTTTTTGCAGATATTGATGCTGGTCTATTCAGAAAAACATTACCAGCTTGAGAGGCACTAGTTATATTTGTTTGTCCTAAATTGACATCTGGAGTATCCCTAAGATATACTGTAGAGGATTCTCCTGATATTTTAAAACCACTGGACTTAATGTTGAGACCTTGTGGTTTTATGTGAAATTGATTACCAAAACACAATTCATATTGTGCGAATTTGTTTAAAACTGGTTTTAAATCTCTACGGATTATAACTTTTGTGATATTTGATGTGATTGCAGTGTTTGTATTGTCAATTACTTGTTGCACTTTACTGTATTTGATTCTCCCACCAAACTTGTTTAAATCCAAAGATTTTGAATAAGAAGTTAAAGAATCTATAACATCTGTTCTTAATGAGTCGGGACTTGATACTTGGGAATTGTTATAATAAACCGCACTATCTAATTCCACATATAGAATCTTCAAATCTACTATTTTCTGATTAATTCCAGAGACTGAATATTTTTTAAGATTGGATAAAATTTGAGATTTATTAAAATCAGAAACAAAAGATCCATTCTTCGGTTTTATGCTTATTTGTACAGTTCCAAATTCTGGTGGATCTAATTCTTCCCCACCAACTACGGATACAGACTCAGTGTCAGGATAGATTGTTTTAATAATTGCCTCATAGTCACTTGATGTAACTGCTCTGTATTGTGAAGAATAAATTCTTGGAGCATAGTATTTGATTGAATTTAGAGATTCAATATCAGATCCATTTTGTGATGTTTGGTTAGTCGTAACTATTATTGTTCCTGGATTTATGATTTGTCCATTATCATCTTCTAAAGTACCAGAGAATGAAAATGATGCGGCACCATTTCCATCTTTTCCATCAGTAACAACGTAATTTGCTGTAATAATATTGCCATCAGAATCAACACCCGTTCCCAATTTCTTTCCAATAAGACCATCTCCAAAAATAAGTTCATATTTTTCATCTTGAACTTCTTGAATAAAATAAACTCTAGAACCTGAATTTATATCAAAAATGTTACTTGATAAATTATATTCAACTCCTCTTCCACTATCAGATTCTTTTTTGATATAAACATTCAAAGTTGATGTGTCAATAAAGGAATTGTTTAATATAAATCTCTGATCCAGAGATCCATCATATTCAAATTGTTTTGTTAAGAATGATCCCTGATAAATTGTAATGTTATTAAATGATGCAATGCCAGAAACTACATTTGCGGTAATATTTTCTGGCACTGCAAATGTATATGATGTGTCATTTACATTTCCAACACACACTATACCTGCCTTTAAGGTCAATGTTTGTGTATTTGAGGGTGCTGTTACATTAAATGATATCTGTGCCTTTGATGCCGTTCTAGAACGGGGTGTATATCCGATATTTCTTGCTAAAGATACAACATTTTCTCTAAGAGTTGCCGAATCCAAAAAGGATTCATTTACAACCATGTTAGAGTTAAATGCTGTGATATAAGTATTATATGCTAAAGTGTCTATTAATACTGAAAAGTTAGATCCTTCAAAGTCAAAATCCGTAAACGTAGAGTTGGCACGGAGATAATCTTTGATAGAAGTTTTTATCTGATCAAAATCTAGATTTGTATACTTTGTAAAAGGCATTTTATCTCGTTGCCTCTAGGAGGAATGAATATTCTTGTGTTGGAAACTCTTGACCTACAATATCAAAGATTACAGTTACATTAAATGTATTAGTATCTGGTTGAGGATCTACTTCAACAACTACATTATCAACTCTTTCTTCAAAATTTTCAATTGCGATTAAGATTTGATCCTGAATAATAGATGCAGTACCAAAATCTACAAATTCAAATAAACTTCTTCTTACATCAGAACCCAACAAAGAGTTAAAAAATCTCTCTGTTGGGATAGTTTCTACAATATTTCTTACCGCACGACGAATCGCATTCTCATTTTTTAGGATAGGTAAGTCTTTTGTCACAGGATGAGGCACAAAAGACAAGCTAATATCCTTAAATGATCTAGATATCCTTTGAACTGCCATTGGTAAAGAGTTTTCTTGATTTATTTATATCTTATTCCTGAAGATTCTTCATCCCAGACTTCAAATCATCGTGCATAATCTCTTGAATCACTCTCTCTTCTGGATCATCATTAGTTTTATGTGGTAATGACCAATAGTCTGAAGTTAAACTTGTTGTTCCCCACACTTCTCTCATAATTTCCTTGTTTCTATCGACTGGTGAATTTCCCATTTTGCTCCTGATTGCTAAAATCAGAACTTTTTGAGGGGTTTCTATCCCTTTTTTTATTTATTTTACCCAAAATCCTTTACGCAAATAATCATTATCAGTAATAAAATGATAATGATCTAAATTTTCTGGTTTTTCATTTTCCCAAACTGGGACTGCTTCTATATTATTATACTTAAAGTCTGGATTTTGTCGGAAATGTACTTCGATTAAGTTATTTCCTATAAATTCACAGTTTATCCACTCATAATCACCTACTAACGCATTTAAAATTGTTGGAAAATTGTGCTTATGGTCAATTTTTTCCCATTTTTTCCATTTATATAATGGTTCATATGAATCACGAGTACCTAGTACACTCAACTCCGGAGTTTTATTATAAAAATCAACACTAATATGATCTCCTTCAAAAACTTCACACCAAAATTCGGCAGGATGATATGCATCAGTACTCTTATAGATGTACTCAATACGAGAAAAACGTCCCATACCAAGTAGATTCATAGAAGGACGTACAATATAAAAGTCGGACTTAGGAACATCAGTCCCGACAGGACCACATGTATAACCTAACTTCCGACTTAGAATTAATTTATTATAAACCCAAAGGTCATCAGTATGAATTTGTTCCCATTCCTGATTTCCTTCTAGATACATTTATCGTCCTTGACCACGATACATCTTACGCTTCCCATTACGAGAAGTAGCTGCATACTTCGTGTGCTTTCCACTTCCTTGACGAGTCTTTTTGGGTTTCCCAGGCATAAAACCGTCTTTGACTAAACCAATCTTTGCACGTACTGCCATAATAACTTAAACTCCTTTAATAATTTTTGTTTCTAGATCTTGTGGTCTTGGACAACCTTTCTGATAATACTCTATCGAAAGATTCTCCATCATATCAAAGTATTCTTCTTCTGTCAATCCTTTATAAAGAACTTTTCCCTTATGGAGAATTGTATACTCTGTCAGTGTCATCAGATCACCCGAGTCTTTTCGTGTCCAACGCGAATGCGAGGATCACACCAAATCTCAAATCCTGCTTCCTTTGCATCCAGACAGAAACTTACATCTTCT